AACCGCTTGGGTCATCATTGGTTGTTGCTATTTGCAACTGAACCTCTACATCATCATAAGTATTTAAATCAAAAGATTCGTAACTATCAACATTACCTGAACGAGTATCTATAAAATCTGATGTTGAATTTGTGGTAAAAGCAAATGCAGAAGTTAATCTATAAGAAGCAGCAGCAATACCTGTATCAATGACATTTGCAAAATCATAAGTACCTGATAAATCTACACCACCAGCAGCATCAATCAATCCTACTTCGTCAATCAATCCCAATGAATCAAACAAAGTATCTGCTTCTAGTTTCAAAGTATTATCATCAGTTACTACCATATTTGATTTAGTGCCACTAAAAGATGGATTTTCTGTCCTTGTTAAAAATTGTAATGATTGGAATAAATCAGGTGTTACTGTATTCACTACTGTTGTTGCATTAGAAGATTTAACACCTGTAGAATCTACTGCTTTAATTAAATAAGTACCAACTAACAATGGTACTTCTGTTGAATTTGCAATACCTGATACAGCTTCACCTATTTGAGTTGATTGTGCCCAAACTGCACCTGATGTCAATGAATTATGTCTTATCTCATAAAAACCACCAATTTTTACATCTAAATCAGTTGTCGGTGTCCAACTTAAAGTTGCAGTATTAGAATCTGCTCTCAAAAATAAATTACTTACATCTGATGGAACTGCGGTTAAGCCATAAATTCTTTGTGTAGTAGATGAAAATTCTGATGCAACACCTACAGTATTTACTGCTCTTACTCTAAATTCATACAACGCTGGTTCAATATCAAAGAATTCGAAGTTAGTACCTTGCGATGTTCCAGCACCTTGAAAAGATGCTTCTGTTGATTTCCTAAATTCAATATCATAATGATCTATGGTTACTCCCAAATCTTCCCAATCTGAATTTACTGAAGTTCCAAAAGTTAATATGGCTTTTGCTTTTACACCTGAACCTTGTGTGGTGGTAAATAGTTCTTCTGTTACAAAATTTATTGCTGGTGTATTTACTTTAGGTAAAACAGAAAAACCTTTGACTTCAAATATCTCTGTTGCAAAATCAGAATAAACTCCTAATCTGTTTTTTGCTCTGACAGCTACAAAGTATTGACCTTCTTCTAATTTATCTATGGTAAAACTTTCGGTTACACTTCTACCTTCAAAATCATAACTAGCTTTATTTGCAAATCGTACAGAGTTTAATCTATTAATACCTATCTCATAAGATTGTACAGATGATTTGTTTGGTTGAGTCCAGTTTATAGTAACTCTATTAAATAATGTTGGAGGTATTGCTATTAATTCTTCTGAAGGTGTAGTTATTGTTGGTTTATCTACAGATGAAAAATTAGGTAAGTTTGTATTTGGAGCAGTATCTTCAGCTTGAATTAAACCAAAATTATAAACATCATCATCATATTCTCTTGCAGTAATATCAACTTCATCATTATTTTTGATAGCAAGTTTCATAATCTTGAACTTCTTGCCTTGATTAGAATTCAAAGTATTCCATCCTAAAGATTCCAATGAAATAAAAACTACATCTCCTATTTCTGCTCTAAGCCCAACAATGGTTGATGTAAAATTAAAAACCAATGATTGCCTTGATTGTTTCATATTAATTGTAGAAATCATTTGAGCTCTTTCCATTTGATCAGTAAAAGGTAATTCAATTGCTCTTTCTAGGTTTAAACCATTGTCTTCTGTTTTAAATGTTGAACTTTCTACAATGGCAAAATCTCCTTGCATATCACGATTTTTGTTAAAGAAGTTTGCTCTAATTTTATTTGCTTTATATTCTTTACCTCCCAAAGATAATTCAAAATCACCAACAATATTATCCTCATCAAATGTTTGTACAGCAGTTCCTGTATCATCAATTAATAATTTATATTTACCACCTGTGAAAATTAAAGAACCTCTACAACAAGTCAAAAGCTTTTCTATATTATCAATAGCTTTGTTATTGGTATTTAATATTCCATTACAGGTATATTTCTTTTGTGTCTTATCTCCTACTGTAACTAAAGTATCACAAATATTTCTAGCAGCAGTAAACGATGTTGAATCAATTTGTGAACTTGGTATAGATCTACCATAAATAGTATTTGTTAAGTAATCTTCTATACAGTCTGCTGGATTATCACTAAATACTTTATATGTAGTTCCACCTGATGTTGTGCTTCTTGTTTTTTTACCAATAACATCAAAATTAACTTGAGGTATTCCTGTATTACCAAATACTTCAGGGTCAAATTTAAATCTTACAACCGCATAAGCAACACCTTGTAATCTATCTGATGAAGTCCAAGCTCCATTAGTTTCTGATATTAAATCTTGATCTGCTGTTTGTGTAGTTGTTCCTTTGTATATTTCATATTTTACTGTTGGGTCGTATTTAGGTTTATGGATATTTTCCATACCAAAAACAGATACATTACCAAGAGTACCTCCTTCTCCTTCATTAATAAGAATATCTGTTAAAGAAGTATCATATAAATCAGGCGTAGTATCAACAGTATCATTATTTAAATATACATTTGATACGCCTTGAATTTCACCTTCTGCTATTGCATAAACTACATGTAAAAATTCATTATCTGCTCCTGATACATGATAAAAAATTGGTGTACCACCTACTCTTCTTTCACCATAAATTACAGGCAAAGGATTGGTCGAACCTTGTTGATTTGCTAAAGCTGATTGTGCTTGTGCTGATAAGTCATCAGGAAAATCTTGTTTTAAAGCTCCCAATAATCTAGTACCTGCATAAGCACCGATAACAATAGCTGTTACTCCAATTGCAATAACTGTTGCTGAAGATACAGCCAACATTGTTATTCCAGTAGCAGTAGCAAAACTAGATAAAATTGCAGTACCTACAGCTGCTGGTAAAGCAAAACTTAAACTTGTAAAAAGTAAAGCACATAAAAATAAAACTATGTTTTTAATTTTCATTAGTAAATCTATACGTAGAATCAAATATATTAAAATCAGGTATTGGCATTATTGCTGTTCCCATTTCCTCATCAATAGAGGCTATTTTACTACCAATACAAATATGGCATGAATCCCAATTTTTATTATGTTTTACTAAAATATCACCAAATATAGCTTTAGAAGGATGATATTCTTTCATACCTAATTCTAAACATCTGCCTGATATTCTCTGTTGAAATTCTTTTTGAAACTCAATAGCTCCTTTTTTTGTAGAATACTTTTTATAAATTATTTTTAAAAGATCAGTACCAAATACCTTATCAAAGTATTCAACAATAAATGTATTACAATCATTAGTTCCCCAAGCAAAAGGTTGTCCTAATTTTGATTCAATATAATTATTGGCTTTTAACTTATCTATCATCGTATTTCTGTTGGTAAATTTATTCTGCTTCCTGATGAACCATAATTAACTGTTGATGTAGCTTTAACAGGTCTTTCTAAAACACTGTTTCCACCGCCACCAAATTCTGAAGCTGTAGCACTTTCAGATAAAGTAATTGTAAAATAATCTGTATTAGAAGCATCAACTACAGTATGTGATTTATTTAATAAACTTCTATCTAAACCACCAACATCATCTAATCCTTCTAAAGTTATTGTGTCACCATTAGCTAAACCATGACTTCTATAATGAACTTTTACAGTTGCAGAAGAAGATGTAGTTTCTATTGGATTAGTTCTAATAATTTTTCCATCTAAACGAACTGCATCACTACCACCTCTTGCTGTACTTGTTGCTGTTGTCGAAACAACAACTGTAACTGTATTTTCTGTTATAGCTGTTACAGTATGAGCTTTATTTATATCAGAAGCTGGTACACCACCAACTGCTGTAGCACCTGATATAGTAATTGAATCACTTACAGCAATATTATGTTCTGCAAAATCTATTACCAATGATGTTGAACCTAATGTAGTTTTCAAAGCATTAGCTAAAACAATATTTTTTTGTGTAACTGCAACCGTAAGTGTATCAGTAGTTCTAGCAGTTATTATATGATCTAACGCAAGGATTCTACTTTCTATACCACCAACAGATGATGTTTCTAAATTAAAAGAAACTGCTTCTCCTACCTTAGCAAAGTTATCAGCATTAACTGTAATTGAATTAGAACCAGATGTAGTTTGTATTAATACAGGCACAACTAATTCATCATCAACTGTTATTTCACTTCCACCAAACTTACCTGATTTAACAGATGTTACTGTATTTGGAACTGCAATAGTAAAACCAAAGCCATCAGAATCTAAAGCAACAATTGCATGTGTTCCAGCTCCTTCTGAATGATTTATGGCTGAGCTTAAAATATATTCACCATCATCAAACGTTTTAGTTTCAAAACCATTTATTTTAACTTGTTGACCTACAGAAAAATTTTGTGTACTTCTGTTTGCATAATTTATATGAATTACTACTGAACCTGATTGCAAACTAAAAGATGGATTAGTTGGTTTTATTTCTCTAAAAATACTTTTTTGTGCTGGTGAAGTATTATTTATAGGTGATGTTGAAGAACCTTGTGTTGATATACTAGAACTACCACCGCCTGATGCAGTAGCGCCTGTAGTCATTCCCCAATTAAGTTCTTTAACTACAACAGAAGAAAATCTAAATCCTGTATCTCCAGCAAAAAAACTTTGTTGTGATTCATTATTTGTAAACCTTGAATTAATTTTATCAAAGTCAACAAATAATGAAGAAGCAGTAAAAGATAAAGTACTTGTGCCTGCATCAACATCTTCTTTAATTGTTGGGTTATTCAATCTACCATTGAAGATCAGTAATGGGTCTGATACTAAAGAATCATTTGTATCTAAAAAAGCTTTATATATTTCTATTTCTCTATCTATATAATCTACAGTTAAAAATATATTGTTAAATGTTTGATCTATACCTGATAAAGAGATTCCTATTTGTTCAATATTTGTTTCATTACTTTCAATTATATCTGAAAAATTAAGAAAACTACCTGTTGGCAAATATTCATTGCCATCATAAGTTATTGGAATATAACAATCAGATAAGTAATGAGAACCTTCGTCTAAAATTAATTTGACTAAATGAAAAGGTTTATTTGCAGATTTAACAATCTCTGTTTGAAATGCACCTGTACTTCCTCTATCCATTTCATTAAAACACTTCTACTAATGACATACTAAAACCATATAAAGCAGTAACATCAGTATTAAATTGAGTAATATCTTCTGTAAAAGAAACAGTGAAAGGTACTGCAGCAAAAGTTATTGTTTCATCATTAGCAACTGCATTTAAAAGATTAGGTGCAAATGATAATGTAGCGTCTCCACTTCCATCAGCATCCATATCAGCAGTAGCCATATATATTTTTGAATGACCACTAAATTTAAAAAAATCACCAGCTTTGATAATGCCTGATTCTGAAGCTGTCAAACCATCTATAGTTGCTGAACTTGCACCAACTGATACCGCACCATTAACAACAGGAGATTCTGTTGTATCTCCCTGAGATGTACTTATAACAGGAGGTACATAAGTAAATGTTTCAAACTGTCCTTGTTGCTTCATAGCAAAAGCATAGATAGGAGCAAATTCTGATCTAGTCATAGGTGGAAACTCTATTTCAAGCATCCATCTTTGACCTCCTCTTCTTCTTACTTGCCTTTTTAAATTTTGTGTAACAGAAACTAAAGTAGGTTCTACTGATTTAATATTCACGCTACTTGCAGCAGGTGATGTTGGAAAACTTCCACTCATGTTACAAAACCTCTTCTTCCTCTTCTATTAAATTCATTTTCTATAATTGCTGAAATTGTAGGTGCATTTTCAGTTATTGCTGTTATTGTATCTTTTGAATCAAAAGCTTGTATATTATAAGTTATATTAACTGGCATACCAGCAGCACCAGGAGCTCCCATATTTTGATTTGAAACTATAGTTCCTGTTTTATTTGGTACAAAAACTTCTGCTCCTCGTTCTCCAACTATATAAGGTTTATTAGCAGAAACTGTACCACCTCTAGCTCTAAATAAACTTCCTAGATCAGTAAAAGCTTTAGCTTTACCACCAGTTAAAATATTTAAAACAAGAGCTCTTGCAATAATCTTACCTAATTCAGAAAGAAATAAATTAGTAAAATCTTTTAATCTTAATTTACCAGTTTTAAAGAAGTTTGTAAAGATACCTTCTAAACCTGTAAATGTTCTGCCAAAAGATTCCATCAAAGTATTTGATGCAGCTCCAGCATCGTCTTTAAATTTATCAACAGCATCTTTGAATGTTGTCATAAATCCTGTTGGTTCTTTTTCTAGTGATGTAGTTATACCATCAACAGAAACTTTTAATTCATTGTTTTTATCAATTAGCTCTTCAATTAGTCTTTTTCTTTCTGCTATATTTGCAGCTTCTATAGCTGCTTGCATTGCACTTATTTGTGAAGCTTCTTCTGCTCTTTTAATTGCATTTTGATGACTAATAATTCTTTGATTATTTAATTCTATTTCGTTTTGTAATTGTTCTTTATTTTTTGCAGCAGTTTCTTCTTGTTTTTGATTATATAAACCTAGTAGACCAATTACAGTAGCTATACTAGAAGCAATAGCAACAAATGGATTTGCTCTAATAATTACGTTTAATGCACCAAAAGCTTTTATAGTTGCAGGTATAGATTTAACAGCTAAAATACTTAAAACAGGTATTAGTATTTTTTCTAAATTATCTGCAAGTAAAACTACAGATCTGGCAAGTAATTCATTTACTGGAGCAAGTCTAGAAGCTGAACCAACAACTTCTGTAAATTTATTTCTTAATATTGTTGCAGATTGACCTATCGTAACTGTCATACCTTTAACAGTTTCATTTGTTTCATCAAACGAATCAATTAATA